TAAACTTGCTATGGCTTTATCTAATAATCTTGATGCTGGATCTGCAGATGATAAAGAGTTTGAACGTAGAGCTAAGGTAGCTGAACTTCTTATTAAAGAGAAGAATGTAAACCTTAAAGCTAAGGATATGGAACAAAATAAACAGATAGTTATGATGCAAATGCAAAAGAACTTGACAAAATAGATAATCTATGCTATAATTAATTATAGTGAATGCTATTATAACATACTTTTAAAAAGGATGCAATAGTTTGGATAGAGAATTACAAGATTATTATGAAGAAAGATTTAGTACAATGTCTACTAAAGGTTGGAAAGACTTTATAGAAGACACTCAAAATCTTTTTGATACCTACAATAAAATAAATACTGCCGATTCGTTTGAAGAGTTTCATAAAAGAAAAGGTCAAATAGATATACTTCACTGGATTCTGACATTAAAAGATGTTTCAGAACAAGCCTATGAGGAGTTAAAAAATGAAGAAGTTGTTTGAGTTCCATTGTTCTACTTGTGATCATCACTTTGAAGAACTAACAGAATACACACAAACTTTTACATGCCCTAAATGCAATTCTAACGCTGACAAGATCATCAGCACACCTAGAGTTAAGTTAGAGGGTTGGTCAGGAAGCTTTCCAGGTGCGGCAGCGGCTTGGGATAAAAAGCGTAAACAACAGCTTGCTAAAGAAGAAAAGCAGAATGCCGCTTGAGATTCTTTCCTAAAATGCTAATGGCACAGGAGAAATAATATGGCAGGATTAATAGATGAAGTGTTAGTAAATGATTTGGAGGCTTCTAGTCTCAACGACATGGTTAAATCCGATAACTTGGAAGAACCGAAAGTTGAAGAGAAAGTAGAAACTAAACCAATAGAAGAAGAAGTCCCTGATAAGTATCGTGGTAAATCACTAAAAGACATTGTAGCAATGCACCAAGAAGCTGAAAAGTTAATTGGTAGACAAGGTTCTGAAGTAGGTGATCTGAGAAAAATAGTGGATGATTTTATTAAGACTCAAACAACTAAAAATTCAGAGGTAGACGAAGTAGCTACAACAGATGAAGATTTCTTTATTGAACCAAAGTCTGCTGTAAATAGGGCAATTGATAACCATCCAGCAATTAAAGAAGCTCAACATGCGTCTTTATCTATGAAACGTGCAGAAACTGTCTCTAGACTAAAGCAAGAGTTTCCAGATGCAATGGAAGTTGTTCAATCTCCTGATTTTGCAAAGTGGATTCAAGGTTCTAAAGTCCGTACAGAGTTATTTGTAAGGGCAGAAACCCAGTATGATTACGATTCTGCTAAAGAATTGCTTGATACTTGGAAAGAAAGACAAACTCTTAGTAAAAAAGTAACAGACACTTCTAAAGTAGACCGAGATCAGCAACTAAAAGCTGCAGATATTGGTAATAATAATGGAGCTTCTGAAACGGTAGCTAAAAAGAAATATCGTAGACAAGATATTATGAAACTTATGACAACAGACCCAGACAGATATGATGCAATGTCTAATGAAATTATGGCAGCATACCGAGAAGGTCGTGTAATTTAACATTTTAAAAAAGGATTTATCATGGCTTTAGGAACAGATCAAGTAACCATTACCACGGCGGCAACCTTTATTCCAGAAATTTGGAGTGACGAGATTGTTGCAGCCTACAAAAAGAACTTAGTTGCAGCAAACCTCTTTAAAAAGATGTCTTTTGCTGGTAAAAAGGGTGATACAGTTCGTATCCCTGTACCAACACGAGGCACTGCAGCTGTTAAAGCAGCAAATACACAAGTAACTCTTCAAGCAGCTACTGAAACAGATATTGCTGTATTGATTGACAAACATTACGAATATTCAAGATTAATTGAAGATATCGTCGAAGTACAAGCTCTATCATCACTCCGTCGTTTTTATACAGATGATGCTGGTTATGCTTTAGCTAAACAAGTTGACACATCACTAATCCAATTAGGTCGTACATTTAATGGTGGATCAGCTGTAACTTATGGTAACGCATACATTGGTGGTGATGGTACTACTGCTTACACATCAAGTTCATCAAATGCTTCTGCATTAACATCTGCTGGTATCCGTAGAACTGTACAACGTTTAGATGATAATGATGTTCCAATGGAAGGTCGTTTCTTCTTGATTCCACCTTCAGCAAGAAACACATTAATGGGTATTAGTGAATATGTAGCACAATCCTTCGTAGGTGAAGTAGGTGCTGGTAACACAATCCGTAATGGTGAAATTGGTAATCTTTATGGTATCCCAGTATTTGTATCTTCAAACGTTGATACTGCAACTGGTGGTGCTCGTATTGCCCTTATGGGTCATAAAGATGCTGCTGTGTTAGTTGAACAACAAGGTGTTCGTTCACAAACACAATACAAGCAAGAATATTTAGGTACTCTATACACTGCAGATACTCTCTATGGTGTTAAAGAACTTAGAGATGGTTCTGTAATTCCATTAGCAGTTCCTGCTTAATGCAGTTTAGCCCTTCGTAAGAGGGGCTATTTTTATGTCTATTCTTATCAGTAGGCATAAATATACTTAAAGGAGACTGTTATGTTAGTTAGAGAAAAAGCAACAGGTCAAGAATTATATGTTACTGAGAGTGAAGTTAAAACTTATCTTGGTAGCTCAGCTTGGGAAGTAGTTAAGGAAACTGTTAAAGCTCCTAAAGAGGAAGTAACAGAAAAGCCAAAAGCCACTAAAGAGAAAAAAGAAAGTATTTTAAACAAACTCTTTAATTAAGGAATATCATGGCAATTTTTCGTGGAGCAGGTGGTTCAGGTGATGCTACAACAGATGCAACTAGTGAAGGTATAGTAGCCTCTAATGCAGCTACGGCTGCTGCAGCTAGTGCTTCTGCTGCTGCTACAAGTGAAACAAATGCTGCTTCAAGTGCCTCTGCTGCCTCAGCAAGTGCAAGTGCAGCATCTAGTTCCGCATCTAGTGCAGCTAGTTCAGCTTCTACAGCAACTACTCAAGCAACAAATGCTTCTACTTCAGCAACTGCAGCTCAAACTGCACAAACTAATGCAGAAACAGCTGAAACCAATGCAGAAACTGCAGAGACTAATGCTACTGCTAGTGCTATTTTAGCTAATGATTGGGCTACAAAAACATCAGGTCCAGTTGCTGGTGGAGAATACTCAGCTAAATATCATGCTAGTTTAGCTTCAACTTCTGCAAGCAATGCCTCATCTTCTGCTTCAACTGCTACTACACAAGCTTCTAATGCAAGTACATCTGCAACTAATGCAGCTAATAGTGCAACGGCTGCTGCTGCTTCATTTGATAGTTTTGATGACATTTACTTAGGTGCTAAAGCAACAGCTCCTACACTAGATAATGATGGTAATGCTTTACAAACAGGGTCTCTTTATTGGAATACAACTTCTAATTCTTTATTTATTAGAAATGGTGGTGCTTGGGATCCAGCTGCTTTTTCTGCATCAGGATCAGTAACTGCTTTTAATACAAGAACAGGTTCAGTTACATTAACAAGTGGTGATGTTACTGGAGCATTAACTTATACACCACTAGCACCATCAGCAATTGGTACAACAGTACAAGCTTATGACGCTGATTTAGGTGCTATAGCTGGATTAACTTCTGCTGCTGATAAAGGTATTCAATTTACTGGTGCAGGCACTGCTTCAACATTTGATTTAACAACAGCTGGTAAAGCATTGCTAGATGATGCAGATGCTTCTGCACAAAGAACTACATTAGGTTTAGGTACTATTGCTACTGCTGCAGCTCCTGCTGGCACAGTTGTAGGTACATCAGATACTCAAACATTAACAAATAAGACAATTGCTTTAGGATCTAACACAGTTAGTGGTACTTTAGCACAATTCAATACAGCAGTTACAGATGCTGACTTAGTATCTTTAGCAGGTACTGAAACACTTACAAATAAAACTCTTACATCACCAACACTTACAACACCAGCATTAGGTACACCTAGTTCAGGAACATTAACTTCTTGCACAGACTTACCTATAGGAACAGGTGTTAGTGGACTTGGTACTGGTGTAGCTACATTTTTAGCAACACCATCTAGTGCTAATTTAATAAGTGCTGTTACAGATGAAACAGGAACTGGTGCTCTAGTATTTGCTACTTCACCTACTCTTGTTACTCCAATATTAGGAACTCCAACTTCAGGTGATCTAACTAATTGTACTTTCCCTACTTTAAACCAAAATACAACTGGAACAGCTGCTGGATTATCAGCAACATTGGTAGTAGGATCAGGAGGTACTGGAGCAACTACTCTTACAGGTGTACTTAAAGGTAATGGCACTTCAGCATTTACAGCAGCTACTGCTGGTACAGACTATTTAGCTCCACCTTCAGGTACAGCAATTCTTAAAGCTAACTCAGGTGGTGCTTTAGCTAATGCTACAGCAGGAACAGACTATGCAGTTCCTACAACAGCATCTACATGGTCAACATCACAGCGTGGTACAGTCACTACAGACAATGATGGTTCATTTGATATGTCAGTGACTAATAACTTTAAATGTACTCCTACAGCTACATTTGCTCTTACATTTACTAACATTACAGCAGGTCAATCAGGCTATGTATTATTGGTAAACACAGGTGGTTATACTGTCACAGCAGCAGCAACTACTAAAATAAATACTACATTCTTAGCTACAGTAAGTGCAGCAGGTACATACTTACTATCATACTTTAGTGATGGAACTAATGTATATGTAACTACTGGTGGGATAATGGCATAATGGCTGTTCTTAATAATAGTAATGCTATTAGTACTACTGGTGGTTATGACATAAATAACTCACTTCGCTTTAGACGTAGTGCATCTGCTTATCTATCAAGAACACCAGCAAGTAATGGAAATGCACAAAAATTTACTTATAGTGTTTGGCTTAAAAGAGGAGTTTTAAGCGTAGATTATTTAGGGTTATTTTCAGCAAATACTGGTGCTGGTGGTGGAGATGGGTGTTATTTTAATAGCACTAATTCTATTAGATTTTATGTAGCTGGAGCTACAGCTGGAGATTTAGTCACTACACAAGTATTTAGAGATTCATCAGCTTGGTATCATATTGTTGTAGCAATAGACACTACTCAAGCAACTGCATCAAATAGAATTAAAATTTATGTAAATAACAATCAAGTTACAGCATTTAGCACAGCTTCATATCCAACTCAAAATTATAATTTTTTAAATTTTAACACATCATCTTATGCTCAAAGAATTGGACAACTTTATACAGGATATTTTGACGGATACTTAACAGAAATAAACTTCATTGACGGACAAGCCCTAACTCCATCATCATTCGGCGAAACAGATATAGTAACTGGCTCATGGGTAGCTAAGAAATACACAGGTACATATGGCACTAATGGTTTCTATTTAAACTTCTCTGACACTTCGGCTCTTACAACTACAACCAATGTAGGTTTAGGTAAAGACTTTAGTGGTAATGCTAATAGATGGACTACTAACAATATATCTATCACTAGTGGCACAACCTATGATGCTATGATAGATAGTCCTACGCTAACAAGTGCGACTGTGGCTAATTACTGTATGCTTAATCCTTTAAGATATGGCACAGGTTCAAGTTCAACTACAACTATTTCAGACGGAAACTTAAAGTTTGCAAGTTCAAGTAATGCTGGTTCTGTTGTAGGCACAATGAATATACCATCAACAGGTAAATGGTATTGGGAAGCAGTTGTTCCTACTCAAACATATAATTTTATGATGGTTGGAGTTATTAAAAATCAAGAGGCATTAGCAAATTTAAATGGTGCTGTTGGTTTATTATCAACAGGATATGCTGTTTATACCTCCAATGGACAAAAATATAATAATAGTGCAAATTCAACATATATGGCTGCTCCAGCACAAAACACAGTCGTTACTGTTGCTTATGATGCTGATACAGGCTCATTATATGTAGGTGCTGGAGGTTCTTGGGCTAATGGTAGTGGTTCCACTAACCAAGCGTT